GGAGACTTCCGAGTTGGTCAAGAACGCCGACGAGAAGTTCGACGTCGAGTTAGGTCACACCATCAGCCACGAAACTTTAAAAGCTGCCCAAGAATAGGGCAGCTTTTTTCTGACCAGGTCAAATCTGACCTGAGTAAATCTCATAATCTAAAAATCCGCAAGCCCACAAGCCACGGGCGGGTGGGCCCATAGTATACAAGCGCTCAAGCTTCAAGCTGCTCTTTGATCGCGGCCCATCCTTCCGCTAATGGTGGGTGGGTGGGCCCAGAATTTACAAGCTCGCGAATCGCGGACCCTGGATAAAGTTTGACGGATCGTGGAACGGGGGTCTTGACTAAGATATAACTATCTTTGGGATGCTTATAATGGAACGCGATTTGGTGGGGTGAGAAGCGTATTTTCTTACTAGTCGTTACTTTTAACTCTATGGTAAAAAATCCTTTTTTATCACTATATCCAAGTATATCTGGGATGCCAGCAGATGCCCAACTTTCTAGCCTTATCAGGGAAAATCCGTTAAGCTTTTCTTTCGTTTCTAGCCAGAAGGCTGACTCTGGTTTCAAAGTAATTACTCCACTAGGATTAGCATACGATATTTCTCTTTTGCACCGATAATTTGATTCTCAACTAACTTAATTTCTTTGATGTTGAACTCTCGTTGCAAAGGATTTCTTCCTTGTGGTAGCACCATTTGTACTCTTGCATGACTACCAACAGGACTTTCACAAAACTTTTCTAAGATCTGAACTAAAGCCTTCGTAGTATAGGATGACATTCTAGTGAAGTGTTTGTCTGTAGATACCTGTAAGGTGTTCGAATATTTCTAATTGCTCTGGTGTCATCTTTTGCAAGATAGGAAGAATATGTTCTGATCTAAAAAAGTGAACCGGTTGTTGTTGTAGAACATCAATAGCTTCTTGTAACTGTTGTCTCCATTCTTCTTCTTCCTTTTTGTTTTTAAACTTCATGTCTAACATATTATATCTTATAACCTTTCTTTCAAGTTAGAAGTGAGGGTTTGAAAAGACTATGTTTTTAGGAGGAACATGCTTTATGAAAACCAACAATAGCCCTCACTTCTAGTAAAACAATATCACAAATTACTTGATTTTACAAAATATATTTCTTATAAGAAAGCATGGGTTTACCAAAAGTATTAACAGAACAGCAAATGAAATTTGCTACATTATTGGTGACAAACGAAGGTCGTAAGTCTCCAACGGAATGTGCTATTGAAGCTGGATATGCAGAAGGTTCTGCACATGTAAGAGCTTCAGAGCTACGCAATCCTAGACGATTTCCTTTGGTTGTTAAATACATTGATGAAATCAGATCAGAACTACAAGAGAAATACAAAGTAGATTATGGTTCTCACATTACAGAATTAGCTAGACTTCGAGAAGAAGCTAGAGAAAAGGGTGCCTGGTCTGCAGCTATCAATGCAGAAGTAGCTAGAGGTAAAGCCGCCGGATTGTATATCGAACAAAAGATTATCAAACATGGTAAGCTCGAAGACCTTAGTGAAAGAGAATTAGAAGCTAGATTATCTGAGATTATCGAGGATAATAAATTATTGTTAGAACATGAAGACGTCGAAACCTTAAAGGATAAAGTTAAGAAACCTACAGAACTAAAAGTGGTTAAGCCTCTCGAAGAAGTTCTGGATGAGGATTCTGAATAGCTTCCAAAATCTCAATCTTTATTACAACACCCTTAGGTATAACCTGAGCTCTGCCATATAAATCATCTTCATCATAATGATCTTTATCTGCAGTTATTGTAATGCAATCTTTATCTTCTTTGATGAGATATCCCAGTGATGAAACAGTGCAAGGTTTGCTTTCCATTAGTTCTTCTTTGCTTTGCCAGCCGGACAAACTACACTCATTTGTATCCAGCCAGATTACATTCACCATCTTCATACGCTCACTATAAGGGAGAATTTAGGCAAATCAATTTTTTTTCTGAAAAACCAAAAACCTACGCGCGCCAAGCTAGGAGATTGAAAAGTGTTGAAAAATATAGCTTTTTTGAAATCTACTCTACCACGTCTACCACGGCCGTGGTAGACCAAAATCGTGCTATTATTGTTGAAAAATAAGGTGTTTTCTCACTCTACCACCACTACCGGGGGTTTCAGCTGTTTTTTTATTTTTAAAAAAATGTTTTCCCAAATCTCCCCTTATACGTGGGTCATTAAACCTGGGGTAATTAATTGACCCACGGTCCGCGTTTCACACCCCACGTGCCAATGTCCGGGAAAAACGGTTTTCCCGGTCTTGACAACGGTCGAATTATAGTGTTCGGCGAATGAAGTTTGGAAGAGAACCTTCCTCTTTGAACCAAGCGTAAGCAGCTTTCCAATCTTTCTTGTACTCTGCTTTTAAGAAGTCTTTGAACTCTTCTTCTTTTTGATCCTCACTCTTAAAGAAATTTAAGAAGTGATCCTTTGCTTTTTGGGTTAGATTAAACATATCAATATTTCCTTTCATGGCCCATGTTCTAACAAAAAGTCAAGAGAAAAGAATTGCTGATTTTTAACACCAGGTATGCTAAACTACGCGTAGAAAGGCGATAGACATTAAAACAGGAAAGGTTTATTTCGTGTGTAATGGCAATACAATCTATAGAAATCTAGTCAATTTTAACAACAGTATTCACTCTGTCGTCTTTCGACTAAAATATATCTTCTAATAATCCGGCTTCAACACAGGTAAATTTTAAATCAGCCCCTACACCGGCCATATCTTCCATAAATAAATCGTAGTATTGACTGCAGCTTTCAAACGTATCATGAACGACTCCGGAAGCTATGCGAACGCATTGGTAGTCCACGTTCACCGTACCGAGACAAACCCACCCAACTAAAAAAAATTTCATCATAATCCCTGGTCAATCTTACCATAGTATTGATCCACTCGTCGAAGAAATTCGTGTTTATAGTGCTTCAATTGCGCGCCACTGATAATCCACTCTTGATAATAATTATCCACAGAGCACATCATAACCACTGCTTTATCAATAGAGGTCCCATAGACATAGTCATGAGCCATGGCATAAGCCGAGAGCTGCAAGAAATAATCCTCGATCCACTCTTCACGTTTGGGTTTATTCGTCTGTTTGAAGTCAATGATGGCAATCTCCCCTTCATGTAAACCCACTAAATCCGCACTACCGGCATACAGTTCAGGGTAATACATCAGAGCCTCGATACCGTAATACCCCTCTAGACGGCCCTCTAAACCGTTTTTTATAATCTGTTTAGCCATACTATGAGCATTTTGACCAATCGGAGTCAAATCTAAGTGCTGTTGACCCGATACCCATCCTTCAATGATATGGTGCATCGACGTTCCACGTTTCGCGGCGTCCGATACAATCTTCTTAGCCTTCTCTTCGCCAACCCGTTTCTTCCAATCTTTCAAAAACGATTTGTCTTTCGTGTCCCCTAAAATCGTCGTGACACTCGCCAGGGAGACCTGGTCCTTGACATCATACGTTCGGCCTTTACCTTCGACGTCGCTTCGAATAAACGACGTCGGGTAGTAAAATTCATTAATCTTCTTCATCTTTTTCCTCCCAAGGAATGTATCGGAGTCGGACTCCCATTTTTTGTTGTTCTTCGGTTAACGCACGATAGATTCTTCCACCCTTATCATGCGTTCCTGATTTTGTTTTGCGTTTGCTCTCGGTCTTTACATCCACCAAAAAACTATTCCCGTCACTATCAGTGACGACAAGATCGAAAGGACATAAAGGATCCAGAGAAAGAGATACATAAAATCCATTCTTTGTGTATTCTGCTGCAGCGATTAGCTCCGAAGTAATCCCTTTGATCGACTTCAGATTAGTAGCCATGCATCAGCCCCCTTTGATATAAGTAAGACGGTAATCATCACCAACGATGCTTTCATGTAAAATTGGTTTTTCAACTTTCACAAATCCTTTCCCATTGCAACGAGAGCATTTCAACACCACACTCTCGTTTTTATTTCTTCTTGTTTCAATATAGCCAGCGCCTTGGCACTCACCACATTTGAAATTAGCCTTTGCCATTTTTCTTTTCTTCTTTCCGGGCCAGATATTCAATGGTCTTCGATATGGTCAACGGTGCTTCAAAGATATGTTTACTTAAATGAACTAATATTTTGTAAGTATCGCTTGGAACGGATACGGATTTATACTTTTGTGTGTCGGGCATTTTGTTTCTCCTTCATTAATGACAGGATGATATTTCCTGCTTCTTGTTCGGTTGTAGCAAAACAAAAATCGCCGATCTCATGTTTCATGACCACGTTTAAAAACTCCGCTAGAGTTTTTCCTTTCATCTTCGCTACTTGTTCTTTCTTTTTATCAATAACGTACATCTTGTACCTTCTTTCTTTTTATTATTATATGGGAAAATATACTACAAAATGGGTGGTTGACAAAGAAAAAATTATAAGCAAAAATGAAGCTCTTCTTCACTTTTGTTTGCTCGTCCTATCGTCCGATAGGGCGGGCCCCTACTTCTTTAGGTTTTTTTCTATGTCTTGTTGTAAAGTGTGAACTTCCAGAGCAATGCGATTGAGATCATCCACAACAGGTTTGATAACCTTGCTTGTATCTCCTTGATATTTCTTGCGTACGTTTTTGACAACGCGATGTAAAACTTTTAATTGACGTAAGTATAATTCTTCTCTCATTATTTTTGCTCCTCAAAGTTATAAAAAAAATTTTCATCATCTCCCGCGGTCCACTTTGATTTGTTCTCGACACCATATTCTTTGGTCGATACTTTGAAATCAGGAAAGCGCATTTCTTTAGGTGATAATGATTTATCATAAAAGATAACACGATTATTTGGCTGTGCAGCGAAGTAACCGTTATCTAATTGTATGATATTAAATGATTTATGTTGTGATGGTATTTCAGAATAACCAATATCCGGAATATTATATTCGGGATGACAACTATCAATCGTAAATAAATACTCACCAAAATACCAATTCTTGTTGGGTGCTAAGTATTTACATTTACCAGAACCGACACTGACCTTTTGAATAACAGCGATGTGATAGCTAAAAGCGTCCCAAAGTTCTAGGTCTTCGAGTTCCATTTTTTCTTCCGTCTTCTTCCAGACGAAAGCCGAAATAGGAAGTTTATCATATAGAGCTCCTGTCTCATAGAGGTAGGTCTCAAAATAAAGAGCCCGACCTTGGATAGACTTCGCAGTAATCCAGATACCAGGTTCATATTCTCCATGTCCTTTTTCATGATCATATAAATATTCTTTTTTTACTAATACTTCAATAGGGGGAATGTTTGCGACAAGAAAAGACATTTGTTATTCTACCTTTTCTTTCTTTTCGGGTAAATAAACTTCTACAAAAGAATCACAATTAGGACAAGTCAAATGAGTTACGATAACATAATCCTCGTGATCTTCTAAGTCATGATCCGCATTCCATATTAATTGTGTATCACAATGCCAACAATTCATTATTTTGCTTCTCCCCAGTTTGGTCCTTTTTCATAATCCACTTTATTAGGAACTTCGAGTTTTACTGCATCTTCCATAATTTCTATTATCTTTTCTGCTTGTTCTGGATTCTCAACAGAAATATCTAATTCATCATGAATTTGAACCATAGGTAAGATACCTTCTTTATATAACTTAACCATGGCAATCTTAGTCATATCTGCAGCACTACCTTGAATCAGTTTATTCAACGCTTTATAAGTAAATGCTCTTTTAATCCCCGGTCCATGTTCCGCTAATGCATCTGCATGAGGTAAGGGTTTATGAATACCAAAGCTAGCCGGTTCCCATAAATCAAAATGACAAATACGTCCACCAATGGTTCGAATGCGTCCTCGTTCCTGGGCCCTACGTGATACAGCATCGATAAGCTGTTTCACAAACGGAGCTCGCTCATGATATTTCTTCAATAGTTTTTCTGCTTGCTCAACCAACAATCCTAGTTCAGCCATCAATTTATTTTTACCCATGCCATACATCAAACCCAGGTTAATCGTCTTGGCGTCTTTTCTATTGATGTCAGCCATGTCTGCGACGGCTTGGTGGAAGTCCGCATCACCTTCACGGTACGCTTCGACAATATCACTGACTCCTTGTAGTTGTGACAGAGCCGCGTAATGAACCACGATCCGCGGTTCTTGTTGAGAATAATCGAAGGCACCCCATACACAGTTCTCTTCCGGTAAAAACAAACTACGAATTAACGGACCAATTTTCTTACT